ATTACTGGACTTAATGAAGCAAGAGATGGTTCTGATCCAGATCCAAATTCTTTAGTAGGAGTACAAAAGCTTGCTGCTGCAAATAGTAATGTTGCTACTAGACATATACTTTATAGTAGTATGTTTATAACAACTTCATTAGCTGAAGCAATATCTTTAAGATTTAAAGATGTGTTAGAGTTTCATCCAACAAAAGAATCTTTAATAGATTCTATAGGTCAATTTTCAGTAGGATCACTTGAAGAAGTTAAAAACTTAAACCTACACGACTTTGGTATATTTTTAGAATTAGAGCCTGATGAAGATGAAAAAGCTTTATTAGAAGCTAATATACAAATGGCATTATCAAAAGGTGATATATTCTTAGAAGATGCTATTGATATAAGAGAGGTTAAAAACGTAAAACTAGCAAATCAACTATTAAAATTTAGAAGACAAGCTAAGCAAACTGCTGATCAAGAACAAGCTGCAGCTGCAAGTGCTGCTCAAGCACAGGCTCAAGGTGAAGCTCAAATAGAAGTTGAATCAGCTAAGGCTCAAGCAGAACAAGTTAAAACAGAATCTAAAATTCAATATAGAAAAGCTGATATTGAATTTGAAATTAAAAAAATGGAACTTGAAACAAGATCTAAAAAAGAATTAATGCAATATGAATTTAATTTAAATGTTCAATTAAAAGAACTTGAATTAAAATCACAAATGGAATTAGCTGAAAGAAGTAATGCTACTGCTTTAGAAAAAGAAGCAATGAAAATTAGTGGAGCTCCTAATACAGATAATCCAACTAAAGACTTTGAATCAAAAGGCAATGATACCTTAGGTGGCTTTGATATGGGAAGATTTGAAGCATCTTAAAAATTAAACAACTATTATATTATATAAAATTATGGAAAACAATACAGAAGAAAAAATAGAAGTTAAAACAGTAGATTCATCAGAAGATATTGTTATAACTCCTCAAGAAAAAGAAGCCGCTGTTCTTGAACAAGCTGTTGAATCTGGTGAGGTCAGCAAAGAATATGGACTTCAAGAAGATGGAGTTTATAAAATAAATGTTGACAAAGAACCTAATAAAAAAGAAGATAATGCCATTCAAGAGCGAGAAACAACGGAGGTACCTGTGGGCGAACGAACCGGAGATAGCCAAGAAGTGGACGGCGAAGTACGGGTCGAATCCAATCAAAAAGATAATTCCAAAGAACAAGAAGTAGAACAAACAACAGATGAATCTCCTTTAGAATTAGTAAAAGAAGAAACAGAAGTTGAACAAAAAGAAGTAGAAGAAAAACCTACTGTTTTAACTAAAGAAGAAATAGTACAAGATACTAATATAGAATTACCTGAAGGTGTTGATAAACTTATAAAGTTTATGGAAGACACAGGTGGAACTGTAGAAGATTATACTAGACTTAATAGAGATATTGACAAAATAGACAATATAAGTTTAGTCAGAGAGTACTATGAATATACAAAACCGCATTTAAACAAAGAAGATGTTGATTTTTTAATGGACAAAAACTTTGCTTATGATAAAGAAGAAGACGAAGAGTCTGATATTAAAGCTAAGCAATTAGCTTTTAAAGAAGAGTTATTTAATGCTAAAAACACTTTTAATAAAGTAAAAGACCAATATTATAATGATCTTAAGTTAAGAAAAAAAGATAATATTGATCCACAATATACGGAAGCATTTGAGTATTACAATAAACAAAAGCAACAACAAGAAGCTAGAACAAAATTCGCAAAAGATTTTAACAATAAAACTAATAAAGTATTTTCTGACAATTTCAAAGGTTTTGATTTTAATGTTGGAGAAAACAAATATAGATTTAAAGTTGAAAATCCTCAAAAAACAAAAAAGTTCCAGTCTGATATTACAAATTTTTTAAACCAATTTGAAGGTGATGGTGGTGCAAAAGATGTGGATAAATACCATAAAGCACTATTTGCTGCTCAAAATGCAGATAAAATAGCTAATCATTTTTATGAACAAGGCCGTGCCGATGCCATAAAAGATTCAGCTAGAAAAGCAAAAAATATAAACATGGATCCTAGAAGCGATGCATCTTCAATAACCACAAAATCAGGTGATACAATTAGAGTAGTCTCAGGCGATTCTTCAGATAAGTTGCGCATTAAATGGAAATAATAATAACAACTTAAAATCAAAACAATATGGCTTTTACAGCAGGCATACCAGCCGCTTTACAACCAACCCAAACTAAAGCAATGTACGGTGGAAACTACATTAATTTCACTGATCCTAACTTTAGTCAATGGACACAACAATTTTTACCAGACGTATACGAAAAAGAAGTAGAAAGATATGGAAATCGTTCTATAGGTTCTTTCCTTCGTATGGTGTCTGCGGAGATGCCTTCAACATCAGATCAAATAATTTGGACTGAGCAAGGTAGATTACATACAAGATATGCAAATGTTATTCCTCGAGGTACAGCAGGAGTAATGCCAGCAGCAGGAGGTGGACAAGCAGTTATTGCTGCAGCCGCTGCCGCAGGTGGTATACTAAACTTTGAAATACCAGTTGCTCAACCAGCAAGTGTAGGCCTAACAGCTTCACCAGGTAATACAGTAACTTGTAATTTTAGAATAGGACAAACAGTAATGGTACAAGTTCAGACTTCAGCTACATCAGCAGTTGGTGGAACTGGTGCTGTTATTAAAGGTGTTGTTACTAACGTTGGAGTTGGTGCAGGTGCTACAGGAGAAGGACAAATGTTCCAGATTCAAGCATATGCATCTCACGCACAAATTGCAGCAGCTTCTAGAGTTACAGCAATCGTTTATGGTTCTGAATTTGCTAAAGGTACAGGAAACTTTACTGAAAAGCTTGATCCAGGATATGCTACGTTTGCAAACGCTCCTATCATTTTAAAAGAAAACTATCAAATAAACGGTTCTGACACAGCTCAGATTGGTTGGATTGAAGTTACTTCTGAAAATGGAGCTGGTGGATATTTATGGTATGTTAAATCAGAGCATGAAAATAGACTACGTTGGGAAGATTATCTTGAAATGTCTATGGTTGAAGGTGTTACAAAAGTAGCTGGCGGTGCTAATATTCCACTAGGTACATTTGGCGGATCTTTAGCTACACAAAATGCTAGAGGTACTGAAGGTTTCTTTGCGGCTCTTGAAGCACGAGGAAATGTATATCAAGGATTTGGATCTCAAGCAGCTGCTCAAGCAGGTGGTGGAGCATTAACAGATTTTGATGCAGTACTTAAGCAATTAGACAAGCAAGGAGCAATTGAAGAAAATATGCTTTTCTTAAATCGTGAACTTTCTTTAGAAATTGATGATATTCTTGCAATGCAAAATGGTGCATACGCTGGAACAGCTAATCACGCTCACGGTACATCTTATGGTGTATTTAACAATAGCGCTGATATGGCTCTTAACTTAGGATTCACAGGATACCGAAGAGGTTCTTATGACTTTTACAAAACTGACTGGAAATATTTAAATGACTGGTCAACTCGTGGAGGTTTTGGAGACATTGAAGGTGTATTAATTCCTGCAGGAACTTCTACAGTTTACGATCAACAATTAGGTCAAAACATCAAGCGACCATTCTTACACATTAGATATAGAGCTTCAGAAACTGAAAACCGTAAAAACAAATCTTGGATTACAGGATCTGTTGGAACTGGTTCTCCAACTTCTGATATTGATGAAATGAAACTTAACTACTTAAGTGAAAGATGTCTTATCACTCAAGCGGCTAATAACTTTGTTTTATTCAAAGCTTAATATTTTTTAACCAATAGGATACGGGCTCTTCGGAGCCCAGTATTCTTATTTTATATTATTTAATTATGACAACAACTACAAGTAAACAAAAAAGCTCTAGTTTTCAAGCTGAAAAAGACTGGGAATATAAAGATAGAACTTATATTCTAGCTGGTAATCATTCTCCAGTAACATACACAATACAAACTAGACATACACCTAGAAAACCATTATTATGGTTTGATGAAGGTTTAAAAATAAATAGAGAATTAAGATTAGCAAGTAATCAAAAATCTGTATTTGCAGACGAACAAGAAGGTTATTCAACATTAACACATGTTATTTTTCAAGACGGTGTTTTAAATGTTCCAAGATCTGAAGTTAGTATGCAAAAAATGCTTTCAATATATCATCCTTTAAAAAGTAATTTATGGATTGAAGCAGATGCTACAAAAGAAGCAGAAGATGAAATTGATACTCTTGAATTTGAATTAGAAGCATTAAACTTAGTTCAATCTTTAGACATAGAGCATTTAGAAGCTATAATGCGTACTGAATTAGGTAGCGGAGTAAGCTCAATGTCGTCTAGAGAATTAAAAAGAGATGCTTATAGATTTGCTAAATCTCAACCAGCTTTGTTTATTGAAATATCTCAAGATGAAGATATTAAATTAAGAAACTTAGCTAATAGAGCTGTAGAGGCTGGTATTATAATGTTAACAGATGATAATACTGTATTTAAGTTTGCTAATGGCAAAAAAATACTTACAGTACCTTTTGATCAACATCCATATAGTGCTTTATCTCAATACTTTAAAACAGATGAAGGTATTGATTTAATGAAGTCTTTGACTAAAAAGCTTTCATAGCTTACCTGATATAGAGTGAGAAATCAACTCTATATCAACTAAATTAACATAAAAATAAATTAATGGTAAATATAAATAATGTATACCAAACTGTACTTGTTATAGCTAACAAAGACAATAGAGGTTATATAACGCCTGAAGAATTTAATAGACTAGCTGAACAAGTGCAAAATGAAATTTTTGCATCTTATTTTCCAAAAGCTTCTGCCTATGAAAGTAATTCATTCGTGCAGAGTGATTTTTCAGATCCTACTTTATATTTATCGGAAAAAGTTAATTTGTTTTATAAAAAAGCAAGTTTAACAAAACTTAACGGCGTTTTTTCATTGCCTAGTGATTTATATAGATTAGGAGTTGTTTCTGTAAATGATGTGGTTGCAGATCAATCTTCTCATGATGAGATTAAGTATATAAACTTATCTCCATTAACGGCTCCTGTTTCTACACAACCAGTATACACTTTGATGGGTGATTCAGTTGAATTATACCCTAGCACTGTTAGCACTGGTGTTAAACTTGAATATTTAAAAAAACCAATACGACCAAAATGGGGTTATGTACTTAGTGGTACAATACCTTATTATGATCCAACTGTTTTTGATCCAGCTACTGATAGTTATGATGTAGTAGCTAAATCTTATAATTTTGATTTACATCCTTCTGAAGAAAACAATTTAGTTGTTAATATATTAAATTATGCAGGAGTAGTTATAAAACAGGCTGATGTAGCAGGATTCGCACAAGGTAAAGAACAACAAAACGCAGCAACTGAACAATAATGGCAATATCAAGAAGACCTTTAGACGTAGACAATTATTCAGCATTAGATGGTGGAAATGGTTTAGCTATACCCGGATATTATAGAAGAACAAATCTTAATGATATAATAAGCAATTTTATGGTTGCTTATGTAGGAGATGGAAAAGCTTTAACTAAAGTGCCTCGATATGAAGTTGCTTTTTGGGCACAACGTGCTGTTCAAGAATTTAGTTATGATGTATTTCATTCAGAAAGCTCTATTGAAATACAATTAAATTCCATGTTACAAATGTCGCTACCATCAGACTATGTTAACTACATAAAACTGTGTTATACAGATAACATGGGAGTTCAAAGAACTATACTTCCTAGTAGCGTAACTCATGCTAACAAAGGAGTTGCTCAAGATGATAATTACTTTTATCTTTATGACAACGAAGGAAACGCTTTATATGCAGAAAAATCTGATACATTAGAAAGATACCAAGAAGCAAATAAGACTGCTGAAAAACAACAAGCTTTAGATTATTATAACGGTTATTTTTTCGATGATAATTTTGGATATTTTGGTGCTAGATATGGTTTAACTCCTGAGTTTCAAAACACAAATGGTTCTTTTGTTTTAGATTTAAACGCTGGACAAATATATTTTGATTCTTCTTTTACTCAAGATACAATAATAACTCTTTATTACATATCAGATGGTTTAGGTGAAAACGGAAACTTTGATAATGTTTTAGTACCTAAGTTATCAGAAGATGCTATATATGCACAGATGTTATATAATTTAAGCAAGCTAAGACCAGCAGCGGCTGGAGGCGTAGCTCTTTATAAAAAAGAAGCTTATGCTAAAATGCAAAACGCTAAAATAAGAATAGCAAATATGAAGGTATCTGAAATGACAAATATATTTCGTAATAAAGCTAAATGGATTAAACACTAATAATTTTCTATGCCAGAAATTAAAAGAACATTCAATGTCGGTAAAATGAACCGAGATCTGGATGACAGAATAGTACCTGCCGGTGAA